GACAGATCGAGCGGAGTCCCCGCCGCAGCAGGAGTGCCAGTGTCCGTAGTAGGTGGTGTTTCTTGGGTGGGTGGTGTTGCAGTCGGCGCTTCAACTGGGGAGCGCTCGCGGGTGGCGAAGTCGTAAGTGCCTCGCGCTGCGCCGCCGACGCCGCCGAACGCGCCGCCGAACACAGCGCCTGCCGCGCCGGCCTCGGCATAGCGCCACAGATTTTCTTTGGTCATCATCCGATTAAGGATGGGCACATCGGACTTGCGGTGGTACTCGGTGTTGAGCACCCCGATCACTTCCTGAGCGGCTTCAGTTAGCCCCTCGCCGGGGACACCGACGGCTACGCCGGCCATCACCGGCTTGAGAATATCCAGCGCTTTCTTGATCGGGATGCGCTTATTTAGGAGCGTGCTGAGGAACACCTCGAAGCCCACCACATCCAGCGCTCCGGCTGCGCCACCGGCCAGCAGCGCAGTGCCTGGGGCGCGGACGCCGGTCTCGTTCTCGGCTTCCTTGTAAAACTGGCCGGCCTGCATTCCGGCAGAGGAGCCGAACATGCCCGTGGTGAAGCCGCGCCGAGCTGAGACCTGGGCCAAGTGCTTGGGGAGATTCGCCACGACGCCCTGCGACAGCGCCTGGGCCTGCACGGGGGTTACCCCCTGAGCGATGAGCTTCTTGCGGGTGGTGTTCACCAACGCTCGTTGCGCCGAGCGCTCCAGCACCGCCTTGGCCCCCGCACCGAGGGCTCCGCGGGTCGCCATCGCGCCAAGGCCCACTCCTGCGGCACCGCCAGTCAACGCAGTGGCTGCCCCCACACCCAGCATCTCGATGATGGAAGGGATCGCCTCGCCCATGGCCTCGAACGCGAAGCTCGAATAGTCCGCCAGCTTGCCGCTCTCGGTCGCCTGCTGGAGGGTCATGGTCTTGGGGTTTTGTTCGGCCTGCTGCATGTTGCGCATGTAGCCGCGCTCGCCGGTACGCTGCATCCAGTTGGAGAAGCGGTCACGGAGCGAAAGGGTCTTGGGGTCTTCAGCCAGGGTGTCGGTCTTTGGGCCTGCACCGTCCGGGTCACGAGCGATGAGGTTGCCGACGGCGGACTGAGCACCGAAGTAGCCGGCGCGGGCCGTCGCGAAGCCACGGTCAACGCCTGCGCCTAGTTTCTGTAGGTTGCTCTTCTCTTTCGGGGGTGGAGAATAGCTGTACCCTTTAGGCGTCGGTGCTTCCCCTGCAAGCGCTTTTTGCTCGGGGGTGTATTCATCGGGACGGGCTAGGGGGGAGGCATACATCTGTCCCCCACCCGTATAGTCAACAGGGCCTACTAAACCGGCGCTAATCTGCTCTTGGCCGAAGTCCGTACCATCAGGGTTGGTAAACCGGGCAACGGTGCGTCCGTAGTAGTCTCGCCCGAGTCGGGTCGCTTCCGTTTGGTTGAGCCGGTTCTGAAATTCCGGGTTACTGAGGGCCATCTGGCCTTCGGGAGTGTGTTTTTCCGGGGCATTCGTCCCGGCTAAACGGAATTTTTCACCTGTCTGTTCATCCTGATAGGTATCAGTATCAATTACTCGGTACGACATCGCTCAATCTCGCTCTGAGGAGGAAGGGTACTGCTAGGGTTTTTCTAGGATGTGCTACCGCCCGGTGTACAAAGCAGTCGCGTCGGGCCCGTCTGCGATGAAACTCTTGAACCAACCCGGTTGCCCTGCTTTACGGGCTTTCGCCGCCGCTAACGCCCGTTGAAATTCTCCAGGACTTCTAAACTTACCGGCTTTGAGGTCTCTGGCGTGCTCGACACTGTCTACCATCCCAGTAGAAACCAGTTCCCCTTCGTCTAACCCGTCCAATGTGGATTTGAAGTCGGTGATGTCAAGCTCTTTATCTTTACCGTAGAATGCTTTTTCTTGCAGCCCAGTGATTTCTTTTTGCAGGTCGCCGTAGTTCTTGGCGGCATCGCGGTTTGTCAACCCACCTTGTTGCAATGCCTCTTTGGCAAGACCGCCGCGCTGTGCTAGCTCGGTGTTTTGAAGTTGCGTCCGCGCATTGAGGTCGGCCCGACGGTTTTCACCGGCTTCTTGCATTTGCCGGCCTTGCAAGGCAGCCAACGCGGACTGCTGAGCACTTTGCTGTTCAGCCAAGGTCTTGCGGTTCGCCGTATCCTGCTCAACCCGGGTCTTACCCTCATCCAACAATCTTTCAGCGGCGGTCAAGCTGGCGATGCTCCGGCGCTTGCTACCAAAGCCCTTCGCGTTCGCCGCGTCATTGAGAAAACCTTCGTACTTGGCCTGACGCAGCCCGGCGTCCCCAAAGCCATCGCCCGGACGGTCGAACACCCCGGGCGGCTTGGGCGCTTCGGGAGCAGCACGCTGGATGTTCGGGCTGTCCAGCCGGCCTTCCATTTGATCCAAAGTGCCGCGACTGATGCCTAGCTTAGTCGCTCGGGTATCGCGCATAGCGTCTGCGCCCCGGTTCATGCTGGCGACGACCTGCGAGGCCGCAGCGTCCTGCTCCAAGCGGGATTGCACGTTGCGAGCCGCTTCGGCGTCAGTCCGGGCACCCACTGAGATATTCCTGCCTCGCGCTCCGGCCAACACCGAAGCATCATTAAGCCCGGTACCCGGGGCAAAAGACGCTGAGCCATCAACTCGTTTGGTTTGCTCAAAGCGCTGGGCTAAAGGGGTTTGTGCAGGCGCTGGGGGCGTGCGTGCGGGGAGAGGGGTGATCTCGGCAGGGGACTTAGGTGCCGGCGCACTCGCCATATTATTTGCCACAACCGGGACCGGGACCGCCAAGTTGTTTTTCGGTGTAAGGTCTACACGCTGATTGAGAAAAGCCTCGACCCGGCGAGCAGATTGTTGGGCCTCGGGACTCACTGTCGTCGGGGTCTGCCAAGGCGTTCCGCGTACTACTTGTGGGCCTTGAGGAGTTTGTTTCTGTATGGCTTGGGCAGCCAGTCGTTTTTTTTCGTCTGCCTGCTGCTGATCGCGAACGGCTACAACATCCATTATCTGTCCCCAACTTTGCATTGACTCATAAAAATGTTAAAGTAGCGGGAGTAAATCGAGGTTCGCCCCCCAATTTACCCCCTCCCCACACGGCAATAGAGGTGCCCCATGAGTGACATAGACTATACCACAGAACGTTGGCTGCCGGTAGCCATGCCTGAATACCAGGACTTTTACGATGTTTCGGACCATGGCCGCGTTCGGAACACCGGAAAGCACACTTGCAACCGATGGAAAAATAGCCGACACCTACTAAACCCCCACAAAGACCCGTATCAGTATATGGTCGATATACGGGGTTCAAACAAAGCAAAGAAACGCATGGCCGTGCATAGATTAGTAGCGCTGACTTTTATCGGAGAACCCCCTAGTGACGCGCATGAAGTTGCGCACAACGACGGGAACCCGTTCAATAACCACATTAGCAATATCCGATGGGCTACGCACAAAGAAAATTGTGCGGATAAAATTGCACATGGTACGAACCAAGCGGGTGAGAAAAACCCACGTTCCAAGTTGACGGACATTGACGTAGCCAATATATGGAAACTGTATAGAAACGGGGCTACGCAAACAAGCATAGCCAAGACGTTTGCAGTGGACAGAACTACCATTGGGGCTATAGTTAATTGCCGTAACTGGAAAACATCTGTCATCGCTGTGGTCAGTAATACGAACGGCTCCTAAGACGGACACCCGCCACTTCTTTCAGTATTCGGGCGTGGCGAAAACTGATTCTGGGGCCCGTTCGATCAGAGAACTGGCCTTGGAAATAACCTGCCAACTCTGGGTTAGCGGTATCGGCGTCACGCTTCTGATACGCTAACATGCAGCACCAGTCAATGAGCGCTTCCTGTAGATGAGGCGGAAACTCCTCGATCTCCCATTTCCGTTGCGCCCAGGTCAACGGCTCCATCGGGAGCCGCTTCACGGTCAACACCAACGTATCGAGTACCGTCGGCGTGGCATAGACGGTCAAGGTCATTGCGTCGGTGTCGTCTCTGTACTGCTGTACGACTGACGGCTCGCTGTACGTAGTATCGCGGGGGTCGTTCCACTGGCTGCGGTCCTGAGCGTCATGAATCTTGACGAGGGGAAGGCCACTGGACGCCAGCACGACGCTGTCAATGGCCAAAATGCGAGGGTCAATCGGGTAGCGGGCCGTGCCGGGGCGGAGGGTAATGCGGGTCAGCTCGTTGTCTTCAGCGTCATGGATGGGCAGGCGGTGGGCCAGCTCCATGCACGCCGCGTTGACATAATTGACCAGATCGACCTCGTTCTTCCATAAACAACCGGAATCATCAGCTTCCCAGTAGTGAGTAAATCCAGCCGGCACAACCCCGGTGTCACCACCGAGGTCGTCCAGCCGGCTTCGGACGCGGTGAATCAGCTCCAGCAGGGTCATGTCATAAACCTTTTGATCTGCTCCGGTTTCAACCGCTTCACCAACGGTTGTGTGGACCCCGTGGCTTTACCCCCCGGTGGGGGCTGGCGGGGCGTACTGCCCCCGCCAGGGCCACCGGGGCCATTGCCCAGTGCGTCCTTCAAGAGTTTGGCTTCCGCCACGCTCACGGCCATGGAGGTTACCCGGCGTACTGCGCCACGCCCAGCAAACCGTTCCGGGATGCGGCATTCGCGTCAGAGATGTGCATCCAGGCTTTGAGGGTCTTGGACCCGTTCAACGTACCGTTGATACCGACCGTGCCGCGCACGTCGCCCGTCGTGGCCGTGGCCGGAGACGTGGTCACGGCAGCAACGACGGTAGAACTATCGACGGCATCGTCGAACCACACACTGAGCAGATCGGATTTCTCCGCCAGCTTATAGGGGAGGCCCAGGACATCGTTGAAACCGATATTGGCGGTGTTGGTCGTCGCATTACCCGCCGAAATCAGCTCAATCTTGGACAGGTATTTGAACGCCTTTTTACCCGCCACGCTCTTGGAAGTGCCGGTCGCGGTAATGTCATGCGTCTCGACCATCTTGGCGCGATATTGGTCATAACCGGTCAGCTTAACGGTCATTGCCACTACTGAAGACCCATGAGTCACCGTTGAGGTGATCCCCCGCGGCACATCCAGCACCCAGCATAACACCGGGCCGTCTACGGTCTGAATCGTCGCGGTCGCTGGCAAAGCGGTACTGTCCAGCGGAGAGGTCACTACGCCGGGCACGTAGGTCTTAGTGGCCGCGTTCGGCATTTCTGTCGAAGTAGCCGCTTTGATCAGCGAGTCCGTCACCGCAACGACGGGAGTACCCAGGTCGATTTTGGTTAACAGCGAAATAGGCCGGCCTTTGAACTTCTGAACTCCGTAGAGCCCTGAGTCATACGCCCGTCCAGCAAACAGTTCATCAGCGGTCGCTACCAGTTGTTTCGTAGCCATGTCAGCAGGTCCTTTTATTCAGTGGGGGACCCCGGTGGCAGCCGGGGTTAATACGTCAAGCTGCTTTACGACGCAGCATTTTCAGCACGGGCGGGGTTTCCCCGGTCCGGGCTTCGGTTTGGATTTCTTCATGGGGGACTTCCTTCCAAATTGATGGGTAGGCCAATAGCTTTTGTGCTGCTTCGTCCGATACGAAATGCACTTGGCCTGGCGTCCAAACCAATCCAGTACGGGCAACATTGTCCCGTTTGGACACTTTGGGGCCGTGATACTGGATTGATTTCATTAGTTATTCTCGTATAGGTACTCGACGACCACGGTGATCAGCCCGGTGGCAACGCCGCCTTCGACCGTCGCCGTGATGAAGATACCTTCCGAGAACGTCTTGGGAACTGCGGTCGCCAGCGCAGAGTTCGACGTGACTGCCGCAGAACTGGTGTCTTTGGCGCTGATCCAGTAGTTGTCGTCCGCGGTCAATGTCCCGGCCACTTCGGCGGTGGCATAACCCACATCGACCGTAGTGCCTGCTCCCAGCGCGGCGTTGTACAGCGTGACGCTGTGGACCTGGGCGTACTTCGGCAGTTGGCCCAGGTACACCACATCGTTAATCGCCGCCGCAGCCAGCGTGTAGCTGAAAATGGCGACAGAATTGTTGCCGAACGCGCCACTGAACGGCTGAGCGTGCTCCGCAGTCGTCTTGTTTAGATTGGCCATGATAACTCCTTGAGTAATGAGGAAGCCCACTGTATCAACAGTGGGCTAAATGTCAGCTTTATGGCATCACGATCCGCGTGGGGTCGGGAGCCGCGCAATCCACGACCATAATCCCGTGGTCCTTAACGAACCCGGTGCTGTCCTTGAAGCGCAGCTTGGACCAGCCGCCAATAGCGCTGATAGAAGCCTCCAGCACCGCGTCATGATCCGACTTTTCCTCATGCCAAGACATGTGGCTACCGCTGGCCGAATGCTGGCCCCAGCACTCGGCCATACCTTGCGCACCGAGCAACAAGCAACGATCGACGTTGTAGTAAGCGGAATCAGCCCCACCCAGCGCCGGATCGACCGTTGAAGTGGTGATGGTGGCAGCGGCGTCGTTGGCGCAGACGTTAACCGTTTCACCCGGGTTGAAGCGGATCGCTCGCGGCATCTTTTTGATAAGGATGCCGTTCCACATTCCCGGTTCACCACTGAACAGTGGGTTCTTCGAGCCGCGCTCACGGGCATTCATCAGGAAAGTGCGCCAGGCTTTTTCACCGGTCCGGGTCTGGAGGTAGTGCCACACGCGGGCGGTCACCAGCAGGACGTACAGCGGCTCATCAGCACTAGCTGGGTCATCCGGGAGAATGACCGGCTGCATCGGGGTCTGCATCTCGTCGATGGTGGCCCGCAGCCGGTCAATGTCTTCCAGAGTCAGGATGTCAGTTGCATCCAGCGTAGCCAGACTCGTAGCATCACCAGCGTAGAAATGCTTGTCATACGTCGGGGGCATTACACGCCCCGTGGCGTCCACGTTGACCATGATGTCGCCGAACTCAGGGTCAGACGCAAGCGGTACGGCCCAATCAGGGGTGTACTGCGAGCCTCGCGCACCGGCCATGTGGATGAGCTTGATCTGGTCCACCATCCGGGTCCAATACCCGGCCAGAGCGGCACGGCCTACGGTCCGTAGGTCGTGCAAGGTTCTTTGTTTTGTCATCCGGCCACCAGTATCCACACCCGCACGAAGCTGGTTGATCTTGATGTCCATGCTGGTCGCGGTCAGATTCATCATCTTACCGGCGATCTTGGTGTCCCCCGTGACCGGACGGCCTTGGAGAAGATTAAACAGGTCCACGGAAACCGTGTCGCCCGCAGACCGAGACAAGTCAGTGATGCGAACAACGGGGTACCCCGCAGAACTCTGCATCTTTTCCAGCTTGGACGCGACTTCCGACAGTCCGGGGGCTTCACCGGTCAAGCGGTTCATGAACGTCGGTTGACGGGTGAGCTCAGCAAAAACTGCACTCCCGTAGATTTTGCGAGCTAGGGGGTGCCCAAGTCCTACAACTGTTTGTGCCACAATAAGTTACCTCGTAAAGCGGAATGGAACAGACTGCTCACTCAGCAGCCTTGACGGTGTTACGCTTAGGCGCTTTGCCTATTAATGCTGATGTCGCTCAGCAAGCGAGAATAAACTAAACTTTCAAAATCTAAACGTGCTTTAATAGCTTGTTCAAGAGTGTCAAACGAGCCTAAATAATGCTCTACCCCATCACACGTCATGCGGGCCCAGTATCTATCAGGCTCCGCTACTCTGTGAATAACGTTTACTCCCCGAAAGTGACGGGCTTTGTGTACTGACTGTCTATTACGAGCTTGGGTATATTTATCAGCCCATATACAATTTTCAGGAGAATAACCTTGTTCGTTATCCACTCTCTCAATACTGTACCCATCTGGACATGCACCCATATCTTTATAAAATAGTGCAAAATCATTCCACCGTTCACAAACTTTAATACCCACTGCCCCGTATTTTTTATACTTAACCCGGTTAGGGTTGTTACACCGAGACCGCATTCCTTTCCATATCGCGTATTCCCGCGTCCCTTTCATACCATGTTTGGTGTGGTTTTCTAGCCCTCTCTGTCTTTGCAAACACCCACACGACAAAGTGTCTCCAGATTGCAGATGCCCGTTAGCGACTTCGGACGTTCCGCCACACTCACATACGCATTTCCAAACTACTTGGCCATTCTTACGAACCTGGCACTCTTCAATAACGGTTAGGCGACCAAAAACTTGCCCGATACGATTAACTTTTCTCATCACAACTGCCCTCTTGTCATCGCCTAGTTGGAAGACTACTGGAAGGAGGGTAGGCATGTCCCTCTTTTCGCCCCGCGAAGGCTATCCAGCAGGTCATCTACGTCAGTCTGTCCTCTCGACAGTCTTAACTAATGCTCCTTAAATATTTCTCGAATTTGGCTGGGTCCTGCGCCAATTTACCCATGAACGCGGTCAACTGGTTGCCTTG